CCCGGTAAGTCGCGGGATCGACCACCTCGTCGTGAATCTGCACCTGGACGATTTCCTGGACGTACCCGGCTAGAGGAACCTTCGAGAGCGGAGCGCACCCGCACGGGCTCTCGTCGCACGACCAGCCGCCCCACCACGGGCCGCCCCAGGCGAGGTTCGGATTCCAGACGACGTAGCCCCGGGAGAGCACCTGCCAGCCGCACGAGCAGTTCGACCAGCAGGGCCGAACGGTCTGCTCACAGATGCCGTTGAAGCGGCGGCCGGAAAGCTCGAACAGAAGCTCCTGGGCCTGCTCCGCGGCGAAGTCGAACACCGACGAATCGGAGGCGGACGCATCGCAACAAGAGGCGACATCCGCGCCAGTGATCCAGTCAGTGCAGAGCGTCATCCGGCCTCCTGTTCCGTAGTATCGGGGCGCAGCCCCATGCGGTAAGACTGCGCCCCGATGTTTTGGTCGCCTACGAGGTAGCCGTCACCGGCTGAGCAGCGCACTCCGCCGTCGGCGGCGAGACGTCCGTCTTCCAGAAGGCCCACTCCGTGACGAGTGAACCGTCAGGCGGCCCGTCGCCATACGGCCCCTGGCCCCAGAGGTCGTTCGTCCGGCTGAAGCCGTTGACGACCGGCTGGGCGATGCCCTCCTCGAAGGTGTTGTCTCCGACCTGCCAGATCACCCGGGGGAAGACCCAGTGAATCCACGGGGTATTCGCATCCTGGGCCGAGCCGACGATGTGCTGAGTCCAGAACTCGAACCCAACGGCGGCCTCGCAGTCGTCGCAGTCCGTGACGGACGAGAAGTTCAGGCCGACGGTCGGCGTGCCCGAAAGATCGGGATCGTCGATCGTGGCCTGCCCGAGCAGGAATGCGAGCATGGTCGGTTCGAGCGCGGCCTGCGTGAAGACGAACTCGAACCAGTTGAACGTGTCCGGTGCCTTGAAGCGGCTGATCGAGCAGCCGCACCCGTTCCGCACCGAGAAGGTGTTACCCGTCTCGATGTTCGGGTTCACCGCGACCGAGAGCGGCTTGTCCGTGACGTAGGAGTTATCCCCCGCGATCACGTTGCCGTCGCAATCGACCTTCGTGAGACGGACGGTGCAGACACCGAAAGACACTCCGCAGAGATTTGCCATTACGTGCTCCCTCCTCTCAGAAGGTCGCTAGACATCCCAGTCCACTTTCACCGCCGCCTGGAGGGATGTGTCCCAGGTGACGAGAACCCAGCGCTCCGCGCGGAACGTGATCACGTTGTCCGACCGATCCAGTGACTCGCGGAGGTCGGTGATCACCAGCGGGGAGATACGAACCTCGACGGGGCCGGATGCGAACATCCAGTCCTGCCCAGCACCGACGGACAGACCATTCGCCGTCGCTCCGATGTACCCGTCCCCGGACACGACCAGGTTCCCGTTGGTCGTCCGAAGAATCTCCGGGTCGAGGAACGTGTCGGTGTTCAACTGCGTGACCGTCGCCGGGGTGGCGTGGATCAGACCTGCCCGCCCCGTCTCCCCGATCGCGTTCTCCAGGTAGGAGAGCGCGACGATCGGCGACTTCGCCGACCCTCCGGCGAGGACGTCCACGTTCGCGTCCCCGAGCGCCGGATTCGGGCCGAGCCCGGCCTGGTCGATCCCGACCAGAGCCTTCTCGACGGCCATCGAGTACGTCGCCTCCAGCACCGTCTCCGACCACTCTCGGATGTACGGGTAGGAGAGCGCCGAGCACGTCACCGGGAGGTAACAGACGAAGGGATCGAACTGGGCCTGTGGCCCCGCATCGCCCTCGTCCTTCACTCCCAGATCGGAGCTTTCGGGCACGCAGTCGTTCCATGCGAAAGGCGTGGACGACGGGTACCCGATCAGGTTGACACCGTTCAGCCAGCGGCCGTCGTCGCCTTCGACGATGACGACCCCCGGAGTCTTCAGCAGCGAATGACGCGGTGCGACGGGGAGGGGGCCGCGCAGATCGAGCCGCGGCCCTGCAATTGCCTGGACGCTCACTGGTTGGCCCCCTTCCTAGTCGTCATCCGTTAGTCGCAGGTGCGAGCCGTGCCCGCGGGCGGGAACTGCCCGTTGGCGCACAGGTCGGCGGTGATCCAGTAGGCGGCCTGCGCAGGCCCGATCCTCGCGACGTTCTCGAAGGACTCCCCGAAAATCTGGAAGTCGTTCGTCGAGTTCAGCGTCGAGTCCCGGACGATGCCGAGGTTCAGTTCGGCCATGTCCAGGTGGAGGAACGTGCCCTGCGGGAAGAACGCCATCTCGATCGTGTCCGGGAAGCTGTCGAGCGCGGCCGCGGTCTGTGCCTCGTCCGCGATCATCGACGTCCCGTCCGACACACCCGGCCTCGGCGATGCCGTGTCGATGTACCACGTCACATCGACGCCGATGCCGCGCAGGTACGCCTCGATTTCCGCCCGAGAGCGGTAGCGGTCGTACTGCGTCTGGATCGTGTCCAGTTCGAGGATGTCCAGCAGCACGCGCGGGGCGAGAAGCTGGAAGCGAGCCTCGGACGGGAGGCGGAGCCGGGAGCGAATCCCCCACTCGGCCTTCTCGATCGCGTCCACGAGGTAGATCAGTGCGCCGAGCGTTTCGGCACCCGAGGTCACGGCGACCGACTGGGCCTTGATCCGGGAGAGCAGGTAGCTCTCCGCGACCCGTGCGTGCTCGGCCATCGTGATTTCGTTCTCGTGGGCGATCTTCTCCGGCCACGCCATCGCGTTCAGGTTCCCGAACTCGCGGCAGTGGGAGATGATCGTGACCGCCGTCTCGGTGTATTGCGGGCAGTCGAGGTCGAGGCATGCCTTCGTGGCGAAGGTGCCTCCGAGTTCGTCGTCGTCCGCCGTGATCACCGTGATCGCGCCCGCGGCGTCCGACACCGTGGTCGGGGCCGGGACGTTGATCCCGCCGCGCTCCGCGCGGAAGCTCGGCAGTGCATCGCGCACCGGCCGGGCGTTCGTTGCGAGTTGCGGCATGGTGTAGAGCGGCTGGAGCGGGGCACAGAAGCCTCCCGAGGCGACGAGCGCCTGGAGGGCGGGCTGGCCCAGATACGGCGAGCCGATCGCCGCGATCTTCTTCGTGTTGCCGTCGAGGTCGCCGTCCAGCCGCCGCTCCTCCGGGAAGCTGTCGAGGTAGTTCAGGGCGGCAACCAGGTACCGCTCCTCACGACCATCGGCCCGCTTCGCGGGGCGGCCCAGCGACTTCGCGACCGCGTTGACCGCCTCGGCGAGTTCACGCCGGGTGCGGAGCTTGGAGCCGGGCGGCTGGTTCGCGACGTAGCCGGACGCGATGAAGGCCAGGGCCTCCTGATCCGACTCGTTCACGACGATCCGCTCACGGCTCGGAGTCGGCAGACGACGAAGCCGCGGTGCAGGCTTGTCCTCGACCGTCTCCTCGGTGGCCGCATCTGCGACCAGCGCGGGCTCGCGCTCCTCGACGGGAGTCTCGACCTCGGCCTCGGGCTCCTCGGCGGGAGCCTCCTCCTCGGCCGGAGTCTCGTCTTCCTCGGGAGTCTCGTCGTCCTCGGCCGGAGTCTCCTCCTCGGCCTCGGCAACGGGCTCCTCTTTCACCGAGGCAGCGACCTCGGCGATCGAGTTCTTGTAGTCCGTGACGGCCTGCTCACGGTTCTGAAGCTCCTCGCGGAGAGCCATGATCTGAAGTGCCCCGGCCTTGAACTGCTCCAGGATGACGTCGGCCGCCATCCCCTCCAGGAACTCGGGGTCGTCCTTCTCGATCAACTCCGCGGCCTGCGTGTGCTCGGCAAGCAGCGCGACGAGTTCGTCGTCACTGAGCTTCGACAGGTCTTTGGGTAGATCGGGGAAAAGCCCGTCCATCGGGTGTCCTTTCTGAGTCGCGTTACATAACGCGGCTTCACCCTACGGATCGGCCTCGACGGCGCTGCCTTCGCTGTTTGCTGCCGTCGTCGCGCCGAAGTAGAGCACATTGGACGGACGACAACAAGGGCATAACGGCCGAGAGCCCTCCGTAGAGGGCTCTCAAACCACCGGCCGCGAACCTCGAAAGGCTCGCCTGGACCCATCCCTTACCCCTCGGTTTCGACCTCCGCGCGGTCGGTCTACTTCCTACCGGGCTCGACTACCCCCGACGTCACTCGGGGCCGTTGCCCTGACAGTGGGCGGCCTTACATGATCCAGCCCGCGGAGCTTACAAGACTGAGAGCCCCCCCGTGCGCAGAAGGGCTCTCAGTGTCGTCCAGAGGAAGGCCCCGAGCAGGGCCAGGCGATTGCCGTTAGTCGCCGCGGAGTCTACGGCATCGACCAGTCGTACTCCAGCGCGTCGTCGGCGAAGAACTGGGCGCAGCGGCCCTTGTCCTTGCCCCACATCGCGGAGCGGCCGATCGTCGAGGGCTCCTGGTCGGGATGCTCGACCAGACTCGGCACCGTCGCGAGCACCTCCTGGCGGGTGATCATCTTCCAGCGCCCAGCCATCGCGTCGTCGGAGCGAGGCTCGCGCTGGCCGGGCAGATGCGGGTTCTCCTCAGCCCACTCGCGGAACTCGATCAGCTTCGGGATCGGCCAGAGCACCGCGACGATCGGCATGAACGAGCGCTGGGAGAGCCGGACGTACCGACGACCCATGTTCATCGCGGCCACGACCCTCGGCGACGTGTCCCGTGGGAAGCGCGCGATGTAGAGACAGACGGGCACATCGCGGGCGATCGCGCCGAGCGCGTCCGGCATCCCCGGGCTGATCGTCACGTCGTCCTGAATGATCAGCAGGTGCGAGCACTTCGGCAGGTCTTCCATGCAGCGCCGATACCCGGCCCACGGCGAGGGCGGATCAGACGAGTGCTCGACAACTTCCGTTGGGATCGGAGCCAGACGCTCCAACAGAACGGGGATCAAGTTGGAGCGTGAGGGGTGGTGCTGGATGCGGGCGTGGATCAGTTGCCGCATTCGCCCATGTCCGGGTACCGCTTACACACGGCTCGCCGGACAGTGGACTCGTACTTCGTGCCCGCCGCGCGGGCAAGCGCGTTACGCGCGTGCGATTCGTCCATGATCGGGAACTTCCGCTCGCCCGGGACGGCGAAGGCCGAGTTCGGCAGTGCCGTCCGGCGCTTCGAGGTCAGCGTGGCCGCGGTCAGAGCCCGCTCCCTGATGAACGCCCGCGAGCGCGGCAGCCGGATCGAGGCCGCGATCGCTCGCTTCTCCTCGATGTAGCCCGCCGATGCGGCGAGGGCCAGCGGTTCCTTCTCCTCGTCGAACGTGGAGGTCAGGATCAGAGCCGTCACCCTCGGCACCCCGGCGCTGGCCGCGACCGCCATCTGCGAGCGAGGGGTCTGGAAGCCGGGCACGGGAACCGAGAGGGACGCAATCAGTTCGAGGTTCCGGTTCAGCATCCGCCAATCGCCAGAAGGCGGATTCGCGCGAAGGTCGCGGAAGCCCTCCTCGCTGAGGTCGGAACGGACAGCGCCGGAGAGCCAGATGCCGTGATTGCCGTCGCGGGCGCGAACGAACGCGCCGACCGCGCCGGTGTTGTCGTAGTGCTTCGTCGCCGATTCGAGCCCGGCCGTCAGCGGGGCGTGCCCGGTCGCGTACACGACCTTTCCGACCGGCACCGCCTGTCCGTCCTCGGCCTCAATCTCGCCCAGGTGGAACGCTCGATACTGCGTTTCCGAGCGGGGCGGCGTGATGCACTCCGCGAACTCCCCGTTCATCAGCCCGGCGTGGCAACTCGCCCAGAGCGCGAGGTGTCCGTAGACACGGCCCGACTTCTCGAACGTCAGAGGGGTCGGCTCGTCAGGCTCCGGGAGGTTGAACCACTCCGCCGGGGGCTTCAGGGGAAACACCGCCCGTGATCTTAGACCTGGGTCAGGACGAACAGCAACATCGCTTCCTCGTCTTCGTTCCATTCCTCGTCGAAAATCCGCTTGCCTACGCCGACTCGCGCCCCTCCGATCACGAACCCGCCGCCGCCCGGCTGCTGCTGAAGCTGTGAATCTCCCAGCTTGAACTGCCCGAACTTCGCCTGGCCGAGTTTCCCAGTGCCGGTCATCTATCCGTAGGTCACGACGATCACGACGCCGCGAGCGCCCTTGCCGCCAGTGCCGCCCGCCACCGTGCCAGCACCGC